CGTGCTCGGTCGACGACTCGTCGGGCACCGCGAAGGCGATCAAGAACGACGTGACGGACCTCCAGTTCGCCACCCCCCGGGCCGTGCAGGACATCACCGGCATCGACAAGTCCGCGATGGAGCGCCTGCTCCTGCTCGCCGACTTCTCGGTGACGCTGAAGGGCGTCTTCAACGCCGCCACAGGTCTCAGCCACGACGTTTTCAAGACCGTGCCGTCGACCAGCGTCGCCCGGACCACCACGCTGACGGTCAACGGCGTCACCCTCGCCAACGAGGTGCTGTACACCGACTACCCGCTGTCCCGCTCGGCGTCCGGCGAGCTCACGTGGAGCGTGCCCGGTGTCCTCGCGGACGGCACCGTCCCGACCTGGGCCTGACAAGTACCTGATCAAGGAGCGAGCGCAATGGGGTACAGAGTCACGCCGAAGGCGTACCGACTCAAGTTCGAGGACACGGAGATGGCCGGCTTCGAGGTGACCGCGCGGTCACTGAACACCGGCCAGTTCCTCGAGTTCCAGGCCGCAAGGATGGAGGCCGCTAAGGGCGGCGTGGGTGCCGATGGCGCCACCGAGCGGATGCTGCAGATGCTGTCCTCGGCGATCGTCTCGTGGAACGCCGAGGACGAGACGGGCCGGACGATCCCGTGGACGATGGACGGCCTGCGCACCCTGGACCTCGACTTCAACATGGCGATCATCTCCGCCTGGATGGACGCCATCAACGGTGTGCCCGCCCCTTTGTCTCAGCCCTCCACCGGTGGCAGTCCGTCGGTGGAGGCGTCGATTCCGATGGACGTGTCGTCGGCAAGCCTCGTGAGCTGACCGACGCCGAGACCGTCATCGCCTTGTGCGACCGCTGGCACAAGCTGCCTTCGGAGGTGCTGGCTGAGCCGGTCGAGATGCTCCGCCTGCTGCACATTGCCCACCTTGGCCGCCGGGAGGAGGCACCCGAGTGAACGTCGTCGAGATCTTGGTGACGGCCAAAAACCTCACTGGCCCTGCCTTCACGGAGGCCAGGGCCGGGGCGACGGCCATGGAAGCCAGCATGGCCAAGCTCAACAAGACGGCGAACGCGGCGGCGCTGGGCGTGGCAGCGATCGGCTTCGAGGCCGTCAAGATGGCTTCCAAGTTCGACTCCGAGATGACGCTCCTCGTGTCTCAGGCTGGCGTCGCCGAGGACCAACTGGGCGGCTTGAAGAAGGGCGTGCTGGACATCGCGGCGAAGGTCGGCACGGACCCGGATTCGCTGGCCGAAGCGCTGTACCACGTCGAGTCCAACTTCGAGTCCATGGGCATCACCTCAGCCCAGGCCCTCAAGCTGACGGAGACTGCGGCGAAGGGCGCGGCGATCGGCCACGCCGACCTGGTCGACGTCACCAACGCCCTGACTGCCGCAGTGGCCGCGCAGATCCCGGGCGTCGAAGACCTCGACCAGGCGATGGGTGTCCTCAACGCCACGGTCGGTGTCGGCGACATGAAGATGCAGGACCTCGCCAACGCCTTCAGCTCCGGCATGGTCGCCACCGTGAAGGGCTTCGGCCTGAGCATCAAGGACGTCGGCGCCGCGCTCGCCGTGTTCGGCGACAACAACATCCGGGGCAGCCTCGCCGGCAACCAGCTCCGCATGTCCGTCATGGCGCTGGGCAAGCCCATCAGCACGTCCGAGGCGGCGCTCAAGACCCTGGGCTTGACCCAGACGACGCTCGCCAATGACATGCAGCGCGGCGGCCTGAAGTTGGCGTTGGAAGACCTCGTTGGCCGCATGAACGCGGCCGGCATCTCCGCGGACCGGCAGGGCCAGATCATCACCGATGCTTTCGGCCGGAAGGCCGGCGCTGGCCTGAACATCCTCGTCGGCCAGTTCGAGCGGTTCGAGGGGAAGTTCAAGGCGCTGGACGAGGGCGCCGACAATTTCGGCAAGTCGTGGGAGCGCACTCAGCAGACGTTCGCGCAGCAGACGAAGCAGCTTGAGGGTTCGCTGCAGGCTCTGATGATCACGCTGGGCGAGAAGCTGATCCCGCCCCTGCAGAAGGTCACGACCTACCTCCTCAACCACCGCGATGCCGTCATCGACGTGGCTAAGGCGATCGGCGTCCTGATGGTCGGCCTCACCGGATTCGCCGTCGTCAGCAAAATCGCCCTCGGGATCAAGACGCTGACGACCTCGTTCGAGGCGGCCAGCACGGCGATGGCCGCATACCGGGTCCGGGTTGCCGAGGCGCAGATTGCGTCGCTCGCGGCCGGCGGTTCGGTGAACGGTCTTGCCTCTGCGTTCACCGCCCTGTCGACGAAGGCCAAGGTTGCAGTGACCGCGACGGCCCTCGGCCTGATCGTCGCCATCGCCTACAAGCTGTCTGAGTCGTCGACGAAGGCGGCGCCGTCCGTCGACAAGATGACGACCGCACTCGAAGCGCTGGGCCGCACCGGATCCAAGTCAGGCGAGCTGACCGCAACGTTCGGCGGCAACCTCGACAAGCTCGGCTACGCCGTCGAGCGGGTGTCCGGCAAGGCGCACGGCATGGACCGCTTCAACGACGTGATGAATAAAGTCTTCACGCTCGGCATGGGCAAGTCGAACTCCATGAAGGAAGCGTCCGACCAGCTCAACAGCATCGATGAGGCGCTGGCCGGCATGGTGCAGGGCGGCCACGCCGACCTCGCCGCCGCCGCCCTGAAGCGGCTTCAGGACGCCCTCGCTGCGAAGGGCGGAGACCCGTCCAAGCTCTCCGGTGCGATGCACAAGTACCAGGATGCGCTGGCCGCGACGGCGGAGACCGAGCACATTGCTGCGCAGAGCATGGGCGAGCTCGGCCAGCAAGCGATGGAGACTAGCAAGGAACTCGACGCCCAGGCGATGACGGCGAAGGGCCTGAAAGAGGCGATCAGCGACCTGAACGACGTCAACCGGTCCGCGCTCGACAGCATGGCTGGGTTCGAGGCTGCGATCGACGCGGCGACGAAGGCGGCCGTTGACGGCAAGGGCGTGCTGCACGAGCACAACGGCGAGATCAGCCTGACGACCGAGGCATCTCGTGCTGCTGAGGCAGCGCTGACAGACCTGGCCGCGAAGACGGACGCCGCCGCCGTGGCCGCGCTCAACTCCGGCGAGTCGATGGACTACGTCAACAAGATCTACGACAAGGGCCGCGACAAGCTGATGCAGGTCGCGATGCAGATGGGTCTCACCCGTGACCAGGCACGGGGGTTGACCGAGACGATCCTCGCTACACCCGACAAGACGGCTTACCTGCGCGGCGACGTCACCGATCTGAAAGCGAAGATCGCCGAGGCTGAGGCCCGCCTCGCGAACGCCCGCGGCGAGAAGCGCGTCCAGATCCAGGCCGAGATCGACAGCCTGAAGCGTGACCTCGCGCGCGCCCAGGCCGCTGTCGACGACATGCACGGCACGACCATCACCATCACCCGGCAGTTTCGGGACCGGTTTCTCGACGCCGGCGATGCCCGCGCTCGCGGAGGCATCATCGGCGGCGCCGCGACGGGTGGTATCCGTTCCAGCTTGACGTGGGTCGGCGAGAACGGGCCTGAGTTGGTCCGCCTCCCGCCCGGGGCGATGGTGCATTTCAACCCCGACTCGCAGCGCATGGCCGCCGGCTACAGCGGTGGTGCTCCGGTGCAGGTTGTCCTGTCCTTCGAGTCGAGTGGTGGCGGCGTCGAGAACGCCCTGTTCGAGATCTTCCGCAAGGGCATTCGGGTCCGAGGCGGCAACGTCCAAGCAGTCCTAGGGAAGTAGGTAGCGTCACATGCACCGGTACCGCACTTGGAACGGCCCCATGCCGACGACTGCCGCGCAGGCGTCGGTCACCACCGGCACGTCCATCAAGACGATGCTGCAGCTGGCGACCCCGTCGACCCGGCAGATTCAGCTGATCTCGTGGGGGTTCTCCCTCGACGACGCGCCGGGTGCGGACGGCGTCATCGAGCTGCTGCAGACGGACGTCGCCGCGACCGTCACGGCACACGTCGCTTCGGGTGTGCAGCCGATCGACCCGAACGCGCCAGCCTCGCTGCTGACGCTCGGCGTGTCGGCGACCGGCTACACGTCGACCGTCGAGGGCACCCCGACCGCAACCAGGGTGTTCGATGCGGTGTCGCTGTCGTCCAGCACGGGCGAGTCGCCGCTGACGTACGTCTACCAGTGGATGCCGGACGAGCGGCCGATCGTCGCCGTCTCCAAGTTCCTGCGTGTCCGGGCGACCACGCCGACGACCGCGACCGACATGCGCTGCTGGATCGTCTGGGACGAGTGACCGATGCCGTCCATCGCCCCACTCATAGCTGCCTGGCAGCGCCGTCTCGGCGGCGCGCCGGGCCCGTACGGCGTCGCTGGGGGCAGCGGCGAGAGCTCCGCCGGCGTTGTCCAGGTCGAGCTGCTGATCGACGGCCTGTGGCAGGACATCACGTCGTACGTGATGACGCGGGATGGCAGCCAGCAGATCTCCATCACGCGCGGCCAGCCGAACGAGGGCTCGGACACCGAGCCGTCGACCTGCCAGATGCAGCTCAACAACCGCGACGGCAGGTTCAGCCCGCGGAACCCGCTGAGCCCGCTGTACGGGAAGATCGGCCGCAACCAGGCGATCCGGGTGTCCGTT